CAGAACCATTAGATGATTTATTTCATTTTTCATCAAAGATGTTTCAGTCCGCAGCAGGAAGAAAACTCAAGTCAATAGAGTGTCACGACATTGTTTGTAAGATTGCAGAAATAGTTGTAGTTGGTGGTGTTCGTAGAAGTGCGCTAATTAGTCTTTCTGATTTAAATGATGGAGAAATGAGACAGGCAAAATCTGGTCAATGGTGGGAACACAATGTTCAGAGATCCCTCGCTAACAATTCGGTCAATTATAAAGAAAGACCAGACACAGGAACCTTCATGAGAGAATGGTTGTCTCTGTATGACTCCAAGTCAGGTGAAAGGGGAATTTATAATGGAACATCAGCAAAACATCAAGTAGAATCATTAAACGAAAGGGAACAAGATGGAAACGGAAAATTTGTCAAACGAAGAGATCCTAGAGATGATTTCGGAACTAATCCCTGTAGTGAGATTATACTTAGAAGTAGAGAGTTCTGCAACCTTAGCGAATGCGTTGTCAGAAGACATGACGATGCTGAATCTCTTAAAAATAAAGTCAGGGTTGCGACAATCCTTGGCACATTCCAATCCACTCTTACCAACTTTAGATATCTCACCAAAGAATGGGAAAGGAATTGTTCTGAAGAAAGGCTATTGGGCGTTTCCCTCACTGGTATATTAGACAATCCGATAACTAGTGGCAAGAAAAAAGGATTGGAATCATTATTAGAAGAATTAAGAAAGGTTGCATATGAAACAAACAAAGAATGGTCTGAAAAGTTGGGAATTGAGCGGTCGGCCGCAATCACTTGTGTCAAACCTTCTGGTACTGTCAGTCAGCTTGTTGATTCTGCTTCTGGTATTCACGCCAGGCATAGTCCTTATTATATCAGAACTGTAAGAGCAGACAATAAAGATCCTCTTTGCAAATTCATGATTGAAAAGGGATTTCCGAATGAACCAGATGTGACAAAACCAAAACATACAACAGTGTTCTCCTTTCCTATGAAGGGCCCAGAACAAGCAGTCTATCGTCAAGACATGACTGCAATAGATCAATTGAAACTTTGGATGACTTATCAGACTCACTGGTGCGAACATAAACCATCCGTGACTATTTCTGTTAAAGAAGAAGAGTGGCCTAAAGTTGGCTCATGGGTGTGGGAAAATTTCGACTCTATTAGTGGGATTTCTTTCTTACCATTTAGCGAACACTCATATCGTCAAGCTCCATATCAAGATTGTGATAAAAAAGAATATGAGAAAATGACTAAATTGATTCCATTGGACATTGATTGGAAAGAACTCTCGCAATTTGAAGAACAAGACTTCACTTCTGGTTCTCAGGAACTTGCTTGTTCTGCTGATGGCGGGTGTGAGATAGTAGATATATAGATTCATAATGTTAAAACTTTTAATTGGAGCGAAATGGAAGTCGTAGAAATAGATGAAGAATGTGCCGCTTGCGGTGTGGTGTATGTACTCTCTTTTGATGAAAGTGAATTGAGGGGAGACACAATAGAAAATACTACTCGACATTGTACATTTTGTGGCATACTAATGGAGCCATATTATGATGATGAAGAAATATGACTTGGATTGGGGGGATCGACTATTCCTTAACTTCCCCAGCTGTTTGTGTAGGACAAATCATTGACAATGAATTGAAATTTGAAAACTGCAATTTTCACTTTATCAAGAAAACAAAATATCACGAATCCTTTGGTTCTTTCAGGGGGTATGAATATCCTAAATACTCAAGTGAGATTGAAAGATATGAAAATCTTGCAAATTGGACAATTGAGTGTATTCGCTGGTATCATGGTAGAGTGGAACACGTTTACTTAGAAGATTATGCATTTGCAGCGACAGGGAGGGTATTCAATATTGCAGAGAATACAGGAATACTCAAATACAAACTCAAACAAAATGGATTTCGTTTTACAACGATACCACCAACAGTAATTAAAAAAATTGCAACAGGAAAAGGAAATGCCAACAAAGAGCTGATGTATGAAACGTTTTTGACAGAAACTAATATTGATTTGCGGAGTCGTTTATCTCCAAAATCAAATAAAATCGTCAACCCTGTTTCAGATATCGTAGATTCATATTATATCTGTCAGACAGGATTTCAATTGTAGGAAAAATATGTTATCCCAAACAAATTTAGACCCTTATTTAATTGAAACTGAAAGTGGACAAGTTAAGAAATTCAGTAAAACAGAAGCAGAAAAAGAAGCAATACTATTACAACAGTCAGGTGAAAATGTTGAAGTTCACCATAGAGGAATGTTACAATATCGTTTGAGTGGATTGTATCAAGGAAATCTTTTTTCATAAAAAAACTTGACATTATGAAGTAAAGATGGTATAATTATATTATAGAATAAAAACTGAAAAAAGAGAAGATTATGAGTTTGATGGTATTCGATGATTCTAAAATCGAACAGATTAAGAAACGGAACGAACAAGGTTCCACAGAAACATATGATGTCGTAGAAGCCTCAAAAGATTCAAAGGGTGGAAGTGAATTGATATATGCCCGTATAAAGGAGAGAGTCTCAGCAGATGTCTGGGACTACTTTCAAATCATACTTTCAAGGGTTCGTGAATTAGAGGACAAGCCTAAAATCCTCTGGTTTCAAGACACCTCTAAAGATCCAGAAGTACAATTCCTCAAGAAAAAAGAAGAACGAGACAAATACGAAAGGTTTATATTCCCTTCTGATTGGTCATTGGAGAAGTATCATCTTGATCTTGGCATTGAATATGAGAAGAGTATCGTACTCAAAAATGCGATAGAACCAATTCCTGCACATACAAAACCAAAAGAAGGCCCAACCAGACTCGCATACATATCTACACCACATCGTGGATTGGATGTTCTTATTGCTGCATTTCGTGCGGCAAAGTTTGAGAATGTTGTACTTGATGTGTATTCAAGTTTTAAGATATATGGGTGGGAAGAAAAAGATAAAGATTGGGAACCATTATATAATGCTTGCAAGGAAACTCCTAATGTGAATTATCATGGGTCAGTTTCTAATGAAGAAATTCGCACAGCACTTCAACAAACTCACATACTTGCATATCCTTCTGTATATAAGGAGACTGCTTGTATTTCTGCAATCGAAGCAATGAGTGCAGGGTGTGTTGTTGTGTGTCCGAATCTTGCAGTCCTGCCAGAAACTTGTGCAAACTTTGCATGGATGTACGGATATTGTGAAGACAAGTCTGAACACGCAAGGAAATTTGCATATGTTCTGAAGGATGCAATTGACAACTTTTGGGAACCACCAGTTCAGGCTGGTCTTGGATTTCAGAAGCAATACTTTGATATGCACTATGACATTGATACCACTGCGAAGCAATGGACAATGATGTTAAGCACTATCAAAGACAATCTTGAATCTCAAAAACAAAAAAATAATCATGGCAAAGAAAGTGAAAGTGGAAAGAAAACCGATGAAGACCAAACGAACTCGTAAGATTACAGAAGAACAACGAGAGGCGCTCCGTTTACGCATGAAAGAAATGCATAAGAAACGGAAACCAGCAGAGTACAAGAATATTAGTAATTATGTTCTTGCACTTCCAGATGAAGATATATATTCCTTTAAGAATGTGAAAGAATGGATTTCACACAATAAGGATGCAATCACTGGATTGAACGCTCAGGCTAGAGGAAGAGGTGTCGGAGAAAAGGAAAAAACAAAGGCAGAAAATAAGGTAGCGTCTCGTAAAGCATACATTCGTTATTGTGAATATTATCTAAAAACAGGTGATTGGATCGCAGTATTTTCTGGAAAAGATGAAGAGCATAAAGTCATTCCTAGATGTGTAGCAATGGCATATTACTCTGACGGCACTCCTAAGAGGTCTGTAGGGGTATTCTATCCCGATATTAGTGCAGTGTGGACAAACGACATGAACGAAACCGAATTCGGAACATCGCAAGATTATGTTCCTAACATCAAGAAAACTGTTGCATTAACAGACAAACAATTTACAGGAGATATGTAATGCCAGAATTTAATGTGCGAGAAACATTTGAAATAGT